AATGCGAGTAGCATGTAATTGTAACATGGGCACACACGGAAGCGAATGGTTAATGTAAACGTGTGCTGAATAATGAAAAATGTGTTTCAAGTAAATTGTATATTTATAATATAAATTAAATACTAAAGGTCAGGAAAAACCTAAATCGTAGCCCGCCTATGACGGATACGATGAATCTGATTAGGAGGCATGAGAGAGTTCTCACTGCCCCGCGTGCGATATGAATTCTCATGTACATTGAAAGAGCATGAAAATCTACACCTACACAAATTAAGTATGAGTTTTATCATCCCATGAATAGAGTTACTCATGGGGGGGGTGGTGCCACGTAAATAAAGTCACGTGGGGGGCCTATTTGGAAGAAGAACGAAAGATCCTTTGCACCTGCAAGGGAGATCTCGTATGGTCCGGTGGATTCTGTTTGAACAGAAGGGTACAACCCAAAGAACAGATTGGTGGCTGAGTCTCTGAAAGTATTCAAAGCATAATTCAACCCCAAGTAGGATGGAATGTAAATCTCCATCGGCTGTTGGCTTAGATTGGAAGAGCGAACTACCAAACAAGTATCTTGAAAATCGCGATCAATGTTTGAAACTGTGTTTGGTGCGCAGTACAATGGCTTACTCTCATAATCTGAGGCAGTAGCTCGCATTGTAACTTTAGCGTAAATATCGCCCAATTCATCAATTTGATCTAAAGCGTCAACAGGACGGGAATTTACAATCATGATGTTGCCGCCTCTCCTATAGCGACTCTGCAACGCAATCATTGTCCAAAAGGGTACCTCTGAAACAGGAGGGTCGGGGTCCTCTGAGCTATTTGCGACAAGGAAACCATCCACAATGACCACACTCCTCAAAATGAAGTTATCGGGTGCATTTTCTGTACGGAAATGACAAACATTTGCCTTTGCCAAAATTGAATCCAAAGTTGCTACAGAAAGTGGGAATGTATTAACAGGTCGCGTAAAAGGCGCAAGACTCTCATGGTCTTTATCACCTGAATCATTCCCAGTTCCAACCTGTGCACGAAAGCGAACAGGTGCAATACTTTCAACAATTTGAGAACGACCATTTGGCAAAATCCATTCGAAGTCCTTTCCGGCAGACACCCAGATATTGTAATAAATATCCGGGACTGGATCCTCTTTAAAAGTGAGTGTATTCACCACTTTCAAAACCAACGTGCCTATCTTCCCAGCCACATAAGGACGAATATCTGTATAAGGTATAGAAAATTTGAACTCCGTGTCCCTTTGTATATCAATAACACGTGAAAGAAGTTCATAAGGCTCGTTTGTGTCATAAGTAGCATTTGATGGATAATAAATAACCTGAATACGACCTGAATGAAATTGCGAACAAACAATTTGAAGCTTATAATTAATGGTTCCACGCCAAACATTAAAGTTGTCTCCAATAAATGAGAGGGGTGTGGAATACCAGATTGTCCCGTTTGAAACGGTTTCAAAAGCTTGAACCATCGGATCAACATCAAAAGTGAGGAGGTCAGTACCTTCAACATCACCTGACGTGATGGTGTCTGTTACAATCAAAGCAGGTCGCGATATAATTTGATGAAGTGATTTAATTCGTGCGTCATCAGAAATGCATGAAGATACCGGAGTAGGATTCAATGTGAGCGAAATTCCGTCAGTTGAAACTCGGTTGTAGTCTGGCAAAGCCAGCTTCATTCTATCAGTTCCAACCTGAGCTTTAAACTCAGGATCTTTGCCTTTTCTCGGCTTCGTACCGAGCTTCACAAAACGTGGCATCCTTGAATTGCGATCAGCAATTGCGGCAGGTGTAAGGCGGGGGATGAATGGTGCAACAACATTGTTTCCATATCCGGCAACGGTAACATCAAACATATTTGCAAAAATGGTCACATTAACATCAGGGACTGGTGTAGAAGAAGATAAAGGATTGAGCACATATGTAAAAATATTTGCTAAAGGATATTCTTGATCTCCATACACACTGCGATTAGTTAATGGATAGTAATCAAGTGGGTAGATAAAAGGTATATCAAATTCTTGCACCTCATTTTGTCCTGGTGAAACAATAACATGGGGGAAAGCAGAAGCTGAATAGATGTTATCACGCACTGCATATTCTAGTGAAGTGGGAGAAGGAGGGCAGACATTGAAGCCCACCAACAATTTGCCATAATGAAATGCTGTTCCATTGACTCGAACAGAAATGTGAAATTTACATTTCAAAAATGTGAAACGCGCAAGCTTCTCAGCAATTGCTCGAAATTCCATAAGGGCACCGGGAAGGTACGTCTCATTTATGAGTGAGCCTGCTGGCTGTGAAGCTGTCCAAGTGATCTTTTCAATCGGATAAACACGACCTAGATAATCAGAGAGTTCTGGATTGATATAGGCGTTGTGCTCTTCCACACGATTATTGAACTCATTATCGAGTACAATGGGCGCTTGATCGGCAAATTGGTAGGATTGAATAGTCTCAGAATTCTCATCTTTGACCTCAACCACTTCTTTTGAAGGGATTACATCAGCTGCTGAAGCTGAACCATTGGTGTTTTGATTGTTCATAACTTAAAAGGATCGACCTCAGATGGCTAAGTTACACCATGGGAGGCTTGGAATACGCTTTTATTTGAGAGCGCGCTGGTCCCCCATCTCTCTTTAACCTCCCCATCCCTATTCCTTGGGTAGAGGGAGGAGTTTCAGACATTCTTGAGGATCATGTTCCTCCTGGAATCATGATAATCAAGAACGTCAAGTTGAATGCCCAATTCTTGAGCACGGCGCAAAACCTTATCGCGCAATTCGTCAAACACATCTTTGGGGTGGTGAATCAGCTCTTGCTGAAACGACCGAAATGTGTCTTTCATTAGTTCATTGACGCTGTGATGCCCCTTGGATTTGTTCCACATCATCATCTCTGTGATTGATTCAAGAAACAAGGGAGCATACACGTATGCGCCTTGAACGACAAAGTGCCTCTTCAGATACGAAACTTCGTCGAGAGTGCAATAGTCGAGGAACACATCCTCCTTTGTCGCTGATGTATATTTAACGCCATACCTGGCGAGAAACGTCGCATACGTATTCATATTTAGAAATGATGCAGACTCACTGACACTTCCCAAGTTGTCATCTCCATACGACATAAACTCTACGTCGTCATGGAAGTTTTCAATTCCACGAGGTGGTGTCACTTCTCTGCCAAGTTCGATGTATGCGATCCGGATTAGGCAGCTGTTAACCATCGAATTGATTATCGTTGTAATGGCGCAACCAGAGGGGTTGCCCATGCTGCAGCGGTACATCGTGGTGCCAGCTATGTGGATTGCGTTAAAAGTCGCAATGAACAAATTTTGCCTAATCAAATAGTGCTCGTCGTTGTAGTAATTTTGAATCACCTGCAAGCACTTGATGATAATGGAGAAGGGGAGGCGCTTGTCGTATTTGGAATAATCACCAGCTATAAGATAGCGTTCCCGTGGGCCAAATGCATTTTTGGAAAAACGCTTTAAGCGCTTCAAAATGCATCCCCAATCTCCGAAATGGGGATTGATCCCCGCAGAGATTTCCCCTTCTGCTGCATTCGCCATGCAGTGGGCCATGAAGTTGAGAAAATATTTTCGAATCAAGAAATTGATGTCGAATGGCCCTGTATTGAAAACCCGAGTGTTCGCAACTGCCACTTTCTCAAGTGGACGCCGCTCATCTTTCAGGCAATCAGCCCATATTGCTGGTTCAATAATGTTCTCGCTCAGCTCTTTTTCTCGACGATCAATATTAACTTTTGCTTCAGGGGTAAGTTTGTATTTGTCATCTTCAAAAGTGACAAAATCAAATTTCCCAGGAAGCTTGCGAGCCAGTAAGTATGGGTACCCGACAGATGTCTTCATATTAATTGGGGAAATGAAGTCGGAGCCGGGGATACCGTTGAGATTTTCTTCATCCGTGAGGATCTTTCGCTCCATGTGTTTGTACTCACTGTTAAGGGAGTTAATGTGCTGTTCGAAATGCTTAACGGCCAAATCAACTGTATCCTCTGGCAGGATAATTCGATCAACAAATTGCTGTTGAATCTGCTGACGGACTGGATTGATTTTCTCCCCATTTACCTTGGTAGGCGTGAGAATAGCTGGAGCAGTTAATGGTTCAAACAGCCCATAAAACGGGCTTTTCTCAATCTCACTTTTCCCTGGAACACGATACTGCAGTGAAGGCTCGACCTCACCAATATATTGCGTATTGTCACCAGGTTTAACCAAGGATCGACCAATTTGAGCAGAGCTCATTGGCAAGATAGGCACAACAATCGAAGGTTTACACTTGTCTGGAAAGACATCACAAACGGAATTGATGTAGTCTCTTGTCAAAAGTGATGCACCTCCCTTATTTTTGGATCCGAAAGTGTGAAATCCGGCAAGTTTCCTATCAAGGGCAGTGTTAATCACAATGATTGGTCCACCACAATCTCCATACGTAGTGGCACCATTATAGACCAAACTCGAAGCCAACTCGAATTGCTTAACAACATTCCCATATTCAAGTACATACTTGACATTATTATTAAATTTCAAATTATCCAAAAGGTTAATGCACGGAATGTTCTGGCCTTTCACGTTCGTGTACGTTACCGTGAGTGCCTGATTCAAG